AGAAAGCAAAATAATTTACTTTTTTATGGAACTTTTTCGGGGTTTCTGCGTATATAAAGTAACAAAACAAACAAGGAGTTTATAATGAACAAAAAAATGTATATCGTAAAAGGTAACCAAGATGGAAACCTAGGTGTGTATAGTAATTTAAAAAAAGCTTATGCAAAAGCTATTCAATACAATGAGCATGATGAAGAAAGAAATATAAAATCATATGCTCAAGTATGTAAGCAATTTAATGAACATAAAGATTATTGGAGTTGGGAAGTAAATGTAGATGAGAATTATTATACTAATGGATGTGTAGGTGCTAGTATAGAATTATTCTATGTTAATAAAGGATTTGGGGAGGATGCATAATGCAGTATCTAACATTTAAAGATAGTGAATTAAACGAGTATATAACAGATTCTATAAATGAATGGAAACAAAATGGCGATTGGGAGCGTATGAAAGAGGATTTACATTACCATTTATTTAATGAAGATTACTATATAATAGGCACATATAAAGCCAAGCAGTGGCTAGGCGATGAGGTGTTTGAAGTAATAGAGTATATAAAAGAATATGAGAAGGAGCATTTTGGCGAAGTAGGCACAGATTTTTCTAGTGCTGAACAGGTTGTAAATATGTTTGCTTATATTAGGGGCGAGGAATTACTCGCAGAAAGAGAAGATAATAAAAGAACTTGGAGAGGGATATAATGAAAATAGAAAATAAAATAAGTAAGATAGCAGAATGGATTCTGTACGAATCAAATTCATCTTTTGATGAGATAGAGTATTTATTATGGAGTATATATAATCCAAAAAAATCTGGTTTGGGCGGCGACATAGACAGCGATTTTAAAGATGTTTTAGATATTATGTATAATAGGAATAAGTAAATGAATGATAAAATACTATCTATGATAAAGGCTCGCCTGGAAAAAGGCAAGCGTCAGTATGGGGAGCAGTTAGAAGTAGACGATGGCAGAGAGTGGTTGGAGGAGGCACTCGAAGAATTACTTGATGCCATTGTTTACCTAACCGCTGAATTATTACTAATAAAAAAAAGGAAAAATAAAATGATAACAACAAATGATTTAATGTTCGATGAACTATATGATGAGTTTAAAAGAACAATGAAAGCAGAAGAAGGTAATATAGATTTTGAAGCCTACAGAGAAGAAAATAATATAGACCATGACACGATGGAAAATATGATAGAAGCATATTTAACACACATGGAACTAAATAAAAACGGAGGTAAATAATGTTACTTTATGGATTATGTATAACAACAATGATACTAGTTATAGCGGTTGCACACTTAAAAAGCAAGCTAAATATTGCAGAAAACAGGCTAGATAATTGGAGGCAACTAGCTTTAAATGTAAATAGAATTGTAAGAAAGTAGGTTCTATTATACATAATGTCAAAAAAGTTAAAATTAACTACTACAAGGAAGGGTTATCTGGGTGAATTGCTGGTGATTCAAGAGTTATTGAAAAGAAATCTAATGGTTTATAGACCTGTGGTAGATGATTTTCACATTGATTTATTAGTAGAACAAGATAAAAAGATAACCAAAATACAAGTAAAATATCATACTACAATGATGACAGAGTCGTCTATACAGGTTAGGGTTAGACCTACGCAGGCAGATTATATCGCCATACCTGTTAAGGCATATGGTAAGATGCATATCATGTGGTATAAAAATACAAGGAAACATAAAAAATACACGATAGCTTTTAATAAGTACACACCAAAAAACAATCAAGTAAAAGGGGTAAACTTTTTTAAATCATTTTTAAAATGTCCCTTTGATAAATAATTTGGAACTTTTTAAATGCAGGTGCGTATACATAACAAAAGGAGAGATTATGAAAATAGGAAATACATTTAATTTAAAGTATAAAGCTAATTCAAAAGAAAAAGATTTAGATGATTTAGTTATAGTTAATTATGGTGTAGTTCAAAAGGAAGTAGATGGTATGCCCGATGTGGTAGTTACTAATGTTTACAACCTTGTAGATGTATTGAATGAATGCATTGAGGACTACCATGAAAGGCATAAAAATGGGTAAGATGAAAGAAATACATAGGCTAATAGAAGAAGAAGATTTTGAGGAACTTTCTATGATGATAGGAGTAAAATTAGCAGAAGAGTATTTTGCAAAGTATGCATTTAGAAAAGATATATATGATGACTAAACATCAAAGGCATTCTGTTTAGTTATTCATTGGGCACGTCATGTAAGTAGCCTTCAATTCATTCCTTTCTTGGAGGCTACTGCCCTTTGTAAAAGTATTAGTAAAATTTAAAATTAGTGATTAAGTTAGGAGTATAAATGTTAGCAGAGTTTGTGTTTATATTAATAGATAGAATTATAGGGAGTGAGGTTTTTATCATATCACGTGGCGGACTCTGCTACAACCTCCTTGTGTCTCACTCCCTTAACATTAGGAGATAATTATGTTTGCAACATTAGATAATATAGAAAAAGAAATAGAATCTGAGGTACGTCAGTTAGAGGATAAGTGGGGCGAAGAGCCTAAGAAAGATTACTACTTTCATATAATATGTGGATTAAATACTGCTATCGATGTAGTAAAAAAGTTTAAGTCAAAAGAACTGCTTGAATTAGACAAGTGGGCAAATGACTATATAAAAAAAGAAGAACAAGGAGATACTTTAAGTGATTGATATTAAAGAGGTATATGATAAGTATATAGCAGAAAAGAATGAAGCCAATAGAGTTAAGCGTTATGTGAATAACGAGCAGTGGTTTCATGCATCCTCGTCTGGTATGTGCATGAGAAAACATTATTTTAAAAATGTTGCAGGTGTAGAACCATCACCTGTTGATGATAATACAATGAGATTGTTTAGGTTAGGCGACTTGGTACATGAAGATATTCAAGATGCACTAACAGAATATGCACAATTAAATGGTGCTAAGATATATATTGAGAAAGAAATACAACTACCCGATGTAAATGTTCGGGGGTTTTTAGATGTCTTGATTGCCGATGACGGAGCATTGTATGATATTAAAACTTGTAACTCTAGAAAGTGGAGTATGTTGTTTGGGTATAAATATAAAGACCCAAATCCATCTACAAATTACCACTTACAACTAGGTACATATGCTTGGTGGTACGAAAGAGAAACAAATACAAGACTAAAAAAACTTGCACTATTCTTTTATAATAAAGATACATCAAGAGTTAGGGAACTTTCTGTTGATTTAAGCTTTATAGAAGAAGCAAAGGCTTATTGGAGAGATTTGAATAAGCGATTTAAAAAAGGTAACCCTGCCATAGAACTTGGTGTTGCACCTATGTACTCATGGGAATGCAATAAGAACTATTGTAGTTTTTACAAGGTATGTGGCGGCGGTCTAAAAGGAGAAGGAGAACTCGAACTATGAGTGATAATAAACAACCCGATTGGGACAAGATAACTGAAGGTAAGATTAGGCATGGTATTGCTGTAGAGGCTTTCAGTAAAGGAATGGAACTTAACTCTGACAATATGAAAACTATTGAGAAGTGGGTACAATTTGTAATCCACGGCTACGATGGTATTAAAAGTATTGTCAATGAAAGCAAGACAGATGACCTACCAAAGGGAGATGAGAATGTATTGTTCCCTGAAAAAAAGCAGATTGGAGATACATTTGATGTGATAATCAGAAAGAACGCTGAGGCTTTGAACCCTGCTGATAAGGCAAAGGTAATTAAAGCTTTAGATGATGGTAAGATTACTGCTGATAATCTGCAAGTAAGCTTAGATAGAATCAATCAAATGATAGCTGGGTATGGAGAATTATAAGGATGACATCCCCACAGGCAGATATAGGGCACGAATAATTGACGTTGAATGTAATTCAGATGTTAGGTTTGGTAGTCATATATCTGATGTCTTTAAACCTGTTTACGTTATAGAGGATAATAATCATTTATCACTAAAGGGTAAGCAGGTTAAGGACAATGGTATATTTGTATATAAAAAGAAGGCAGGATTTCAGTTTGAACCAAAAAGAAATTGGGGATACTCTAAGTACTTGAAATTAATGGAGTTAACTAAGAAAAGAGATAATGAAACAGGTATGATAGCACCATTAAATAAAGGCGATATTATACATAATGTCGTAAACATTGATGTTTTTGAGAAATCATTCACCAATGACTTTAGTCAGTTTGTTAAATACAATGTTGCTAGAACTGTTGAATTAATTAAGAAAGGAGATTTTCCATTTTGAATATTGATTACGAAAAAATAAATGCTAAGATAAATTTTACTATGTCTGAAATTGATATACTAATTAACGCTCTAGTAAATATGTCTAATATTAATATATATAATCCAAAGGGATTGTCTGATACATATAAAAGACCATATAATAAATTATTAGATGATTTGAGTGAAATAAAAAGGGATTTAGGAAATAAATATCGTGATGCAGTTGCAGAAAATAATATTAATACTAAATCAATAAACCCCGATTATACTCGGGAATGTTAGGAGATAAAATGAAAAAGAAAATAATGGAAGGATATAAAGAGTATTACTTAGATGATGGCATAAAGTTTTATGCAAAGAATGATGAAGATGCTGATTTATATAGAAACAAATTAAAAGATAGAATTAAGCGATTAAAAGAGAATACAAATGAGGTGGGTTAGTAGCATGGCAGTAAAATATAAGGTAAAGAAAAAACCAAAGAAAAAAAAGAGCATAGATAAGTCAAACGTATTTATGACTAAAGTAATTGATGGTACATACAACTTTCTAGCATCGCCTTGGGATAAGTAATGGCTAAGAAAAAAGACCCAAGGAGAGTTAGGCAAGGCAGAAGAAACAGGCAAAGAGGTGCTGAATTACAAAGATTTTCTGTTAAGCTAGCTAAAGAATACAACTTAGAAGCCTATAATAGAGATAGAGGTGGTGCTCAACATGAAAAAGGAGATATAGAAATAGAGGGTAGGTACTATGGTTGTAAGCGTAGAACAAAGATAGCTAAATGGTGTAAACCAGAAAAAGAAGAAGATGGTGTTGTGATTAGAGAAGATTATGGTAAAGCATACATAGTATTAGATTACGAAAAATACATCATGTTACTATCAATGTTAAAAGAATTTAATGATGACGTATAATCCTAATTTTGATATAGATTTAGAGTTTGGTCTTGTATATGAAGATAAGCTTAAAGACATATTACAATCAGAGGGCGGCAAAATTGAAGTTAAGACAGAGAGGGACACTTGGGTAGATACGGGAAACATAGCAATAGAAGTAAGTTATAAAGGTAAACCATCTGGTCTAGCTAGAACAAAAGCTGATTGGTGGTTTCACATCTTAACTATAGATGGCAATATTATTTCTATGCTAAGTTTCCCTGTTCCAAAATTAAAATATATTATTAGGGAACTTTATAAGAAAGATTTAGTTAAATCAGTTATGGGGGGCGATAACAATGATTCAGAAATATTATTAGTCCCTATTGATAAATTAATATCAAAAAGTTTTTTTAAATAACAGTGGTGTTGTATATAATCAAGAAGAGCCTGATAAATGATTACTGGTTGGCGTTAGTAATTATGAACTTTAATGGATTATGTATAACACCACATAAATAAAGGAGAGTCAAACATGGCTTACGAAATGAAAGATAACAGTATGAGTCTGTTAAAGAATGGCTATAAGAAAGATGGCGATAATAAACCAGACTATACAGGTAATGCCAAGATTGGTGGAGTTGAGATGAAAGCATCTATTTGGATAAATAAGACCAAAGATGGTAAAACTCAACTTAGGGGTAACTTTCAGAAGAAAGATGATAACCCATTTTAACTTAAATAAGTCATATTTAGGTTAAACTGTAATAGGGGTTATTAATTTAGCCCCTATTTCATTATAATAAATAGTCGAACCTTACTATTAAAAAATAATAATCTAACCGTATAAAGCAAATTAGAGGTACTTTTTTTGGACAAAATAATAAAAAATAATAAAAACAGTAGAAAAACGTATGATAACTACTATAGTGATGAATTAAGAGAAATATTTACTGCTGAGAGCGTATTGTCTGATGTTTACTTGGGAAAACAACATTTAAGTTTCGCTTATAAAACTACTAGAAGAAGAAATCTAGATAGAAGTAGTGATAATTATTTAATGTATTGCACTAGTTGTAATATGGTTTGGGAAAATCATATGAATAAAGTGTATCACGATAACTTACCATCGTATGGTAAAACAAGAAAGAAATGTGAAAGGTGTAAAAGGAGAGAACAAAATGGACAGAGTTGAAAGACTAGAACAATCAGTTAGAGAACTTCAAGTTCTATGTAAGAAAATGGTGCATACTATTGCTTTACACGTAGAATCAACTCATGATACAAAAATACAGGTAACTAAAAAACCTGCAAAGGTTGTAGATAAGTATAAAGCAAAACCAAAAGATTTAGATATGGTTGTTGATTACTTTATAAGTAAAGGTCTAACTAAAGATAATGCTACTAAGTTTTATAATCACTATGAAGCTAGCGGCTGGATGCGAGGCAAGACTAAAATTAAGAATTGGAAAATGTGTTTAAGTTCTTGGGATTTTAAGGATGATAAGAAAACCATACACGATAATCTATGGAGAAGAAATCCAAATGGTTACATTGTAGGGTACTGCGAAAAGTGTGGCGATTCTGGAATGGGTAACACAATATATGATTTAAAAAGTTCTGCGTCTTGTTGTGGAGTGCAGTACGTACCAACTAGACCAAATAAAAAGGCAATATAATGTATAAGATTTTTGTATATGGAACATTAAAAAAAGGTGGTAGTAACCATTACTTTTTAAGAAGTTCTAAATTTATTAAGAAGCAAACGCTAAAAGACCACTCTATATTTGCACCTAGTGGATATGGATTTCCTTTATTATTAAAGGATAAAGGCGGTAAAGTTCATGGTGAGCTGTATGAAGTAGATGATATTACTTTAATGAGTTTAGATATGTTAGAGAGTGAGGGGTATCTATACCATCGTATTCACGATAAAGAATTAGGGTTTCAGTATTATTTATATAATGATACAGGCTACTCACGTATTGATAAAAAGAAAGATATAATAAAAGATGGTGTTTGGAAAGTATAATTAAGGGTTCATTCTCTTCTGTTCTTTTTTCATTCTTCTATCATATAAAGCATCTGCACCATAATCTTCATAATTAAAATATTCTTGAGGGTAAGCATTATTCCAAGCTTTCATTATTTTTAAAGCTTCGTTTTCATTGCCATCTAAGAAAGCATCTAACATTCTGCCTTTTACAATACCTCTTCTATACTTAATGTAAGTTTCTTTTTGACCTTCTGTTTCAAATCTTTGTAGAAATCTTCTTGGTGCAGTACCAAATATCGGTGCGATATATTTAAGAGACCTTTGACCTGTTTTTATACCCATTCCAAAATCTCCTATATCTTTGTAAGAACGCTGAACGGCATCAAAACCTTTTAATACATCTTGTAATATAGCAGGTTTAATTAAAAATTCTAATGCTCTAACCTTATCTTCGTTAGCTAAAAAATCACCTATTAAACCTAACGCACCTACTGAACCTATCACATCAAAGAAATCAGACCATGTAAATTTAGAAAAATCCATATTCATATCTTCACCTAGATATTTATATTCAACACCTTTTGGTAAAACAAAATCTGGTAAAAATAATTGGTTTTCATCATAAACTGCTTCATCACCTGCTAAAAAATTATTCATAGCTTTTTTAGATGCTATAACAAATTGAGCACCAAAGAATCCACCTACACCTAATCTAAGCAAGGGTAATACATTACCATGCACAAGAGCTTCTCTACCTACATTTTCTCTAACCCAATTAAATTGTTTA